CGATCAGGTGCAGAGGATTACATCTCCGTAAGGTTTAATGGATCAACTACCAGCCAAACTGTGCGCAGATTAGAGGGAAGCGGATCATCTGCTTACAGCTCTAACGAAGCTAACAACTGGTCTTTTATCGCTGACGCTGCACCTCAGACATCTAATACCTTCACAAGTGTAGATTTCTATGTGCCTAATTATGCTGGCAGTAACAATAAATCTTTTTCATCTGATGCAGTAATGGAAAATAACGCCACTACAGCCTATAGCAGTTTGGTAGCAGGATTATGGTCTAATACATCTGCTATAACACAGGTTGAAGTTTCATCAGCCGTAGCAAGTTTTGTCCAATACTCAACAGCAGTTTTATACGGCATAAAGAACTCATAAGGAGACACACATGGCAGACACAAAGATCGTAGTTGATTGCTCTACTGGGGAAGTCTCAGAGATCGAATTGACAGCGAAAGAAGTAGCACAGCGCGATGCAGATGCTAAGGCAGCAGCCGAGGCTAAGGCAGCAGAGGAAGCAGACAAAGCGGCTAAGGCTGCTGAAAAGGCTGCACTACTTTCTAAGCTCGGAATTACAGAAGAAGAAGCCGCACTTCTACTTGGATGAAACCTCGACTAAGTAAAGCTGCTATCCAGTTTCGTGAACAGCTAGACGATGCATACCCAGATCGTGATAGGCGTTCGGATTCAGGGGTTTACTCTGATGCAAAACATATGGCGCGTAAGTCAGACCATAACCCAGATGTCAATGGCTGGGTTCGTGCCTACGATGCAGACAGGGATTTATACAAAGGTGGGAAGCCAGACAATATGCCTTATCTGGTCGATCAACTTCGAGCATTATGCAAGTCTAAGCAAGAGAAGCGTGTGGCTTATATCATCTTCAACGGCAGAATCTGCTCACCTATCCTTAACTGGAAGTGGCGCAAGTACACAGGGGCTAACAAACACGATCACCATGTTCATATCAGCTTTAAGAAAGAAGCTGACAATGACGGGTCTTTTTTTCAGATACCTATGTTAGGCGGAGAATAATGAAGAACATGAAGAACCCTGCTTACCTTGCCGCTGGCGCATTCCTAGCTGCTTGGGCATCATCTAACTTTGAGGCAGATTACCGCGCTGTATTATGGGCTGTGCTGTCTGGAGTATTCGGATACGCGAGCCCCAAAAAGTGACACAACAGGATTTCTTTACTCTCTACATTGCCACCATCGGCATCATCGGTGGCTTGGCTGGTTATGTCATTACACATCTGCTATCTGAGATCAAGCGACTCAATCAGCGTGTCGATGAGATCTATAACATCTTACTCGAGCGATAATTTCTGTCATGGCAAGAAAAGTAACTAAGGCATTAGAAGAGCAGGGCTATTCAAAGCTCGATGCTTATTGCATTGGATTGCATGAATACTATAAAAGCCTAAGAAAAGCAGGGTTTTCTGAGGGCATCACTTTGTTCATGATTACCGATGTTCCTTCTTATCCGCGTTGGATCTTGCCAGATCCAGTCGAGCCAGAGAAGTTGGGCGATTATGAAGATGAGGATGATGACTACTAGCCAAAAGAAAAGGTATTTGGTCATCAGTGACCTTCAGATTCCCTTCCATCATGAGCAAGCAGTAAAGAATCTAATCAAGTTAGTAAAGCGTGAGAAGTTCGACCTCGTATTAAATACCGGTGATGAACTGGACATGCAGAGCCAGTCCAAGTGGGCTAAAGGCACACACTTAGAGTATGAGGGTCAATTAGATGCCGATAGAAGTCTCGCTCAAAACATCCTCTGGGATCTTGGCACTACCGACATCACTCGATCCAACCACACCGATCGTCTATACCACACTCTCGTTAGAGGAGCTCCTAGTCTCATCGGACTTCCAGAACTCGAATACTCCAACTTTATGGATTTCTCAAGCATGGGGATACGCTTTCATAAGAAGCCATTTGAGTTCCACCGCAACTGGGTCTTAGTCCACGGAGACGAAGGATCGATGAACTCCAACGCTGGACTCACAGCTCTGGGCTTGGCTAAGAAGTTCGGTAAGTCAGTAGTCTGCGGACACACTCACAGGGCAGGCATTAGTGCCTATACAGAGGGCTTAGGAGCCCAATACAGGACTTTGTGGGGCTTAGAGGCAGGAAATGTCATGGACAAGAAGAAAGCCTCTTATCTCAAGGCTGGGAGTGCTAATTGGCAGATGTCCGTTGCAGTCATTGAAACTCACGGAGATCGGGTCAGTCCATTCTTAGTGCCTATTAACAAAGATGGATCTTTCACATTGTACGGGAAATTGTACGCGTAAAAGGGTACAAAGCAACTGCGATTGTGACCACAAATGTACCTTTAAGGTCATTAGGGTACATTTTAATCGTTATCGTTTCGTTATCAAAATGTGCTTGATCTGTCATGGATCTATGCAACACTAATCCTGTAGCCGATCAAGGGCATCGGCACAGTTAGGAAAGACAATGCGAATACCAATGATCATTATCTTATTGGCAGCTAATGTCCTCTGGTTTATCGTGGGCTGGGCTATGGGTTACAAGGAATGCCAAGATGATCGAGAGTTCCATGAGAGCAAGTGAAGTCCTTTTAAGTGCAACCGATGTCATGCAAGATCGTGGTCGAGTCTATGGCCATCCAAAGATCAACCAAGATCGGATCGCTAGGCGGTTATCCAATCTACTTGATTTCCCAATCGAGGACTATCAAGCTTGCCTTGCGATGGTCGAGGTCAAACTCTCACGAATCCAAGAATCACCTTCCCACATCGACAGTTATATAGATGCTTGCGCTTATCTTGCGCTGGCTTGCGAACTAAAGACAGAAGAGGATGAACTCTATGTTTAATCTAGCCGACTATGAGCCTGTGGAGGTTCGACTTGAAAAGTTTATTAAGGACTATCCAGCGTTCCGCATTTCAACTGAGTTGGAAGTGGTCGAGGCTACTCGATACATTGTTAAAGCGTATCTATTTAAGGATGCTAAGGATAGCGTTGCATGGGCAACAGGATACGCTGAAGAAACAGTTACTAACCGAGGCGTTAATCAGACTTCAGCACTGGAGAATTGTGAGACTTCGGCAATCGGCAGAGCACTTGCAAATGCAGGTTATGCGCCTAAAGGAAAGAGACCTAGCCGCGAAGAAATGACAAAGGTCGTAGCCAAGAAGGTCGAGAAGCCAGCAGTGGCAGATGAACAGGATTACTGGACTACGCCTGTCGGTCAGTACAACAAGGTAGTCGATGCGCCTGTCACACTTGACAAGGCTATGGAGACTGTAGCTGCGATTATGGGTACACCAGAAGCAGTTGAAGCTCCATCATGCGAGCATGGACACATGCAATGGAAAGAGGGCGAGAAGAATGGCAAGGCTTGGGGCGGCTATTTTTGCTCTAGTGCAGTCTCATCTGCTCATCGTTGCCCTACCAAGTGGTACACACTCGGATCGGACGGCAAGTTTGCTCCACAGAAAGCGTGGGCATAATGGGTCACTTAGAGTTCTATAACGAAACCACAGGCGAGTGGACTAACATTGAAGATGTTCCATTGTTTGACACTATTGCATGTCAGTTGTGTAATGAACCAACAGAAGCTCATAACATTGTGGCTGAGATTGCTTTCAAGGATGGTCATCCAATAGTAGGCGCGTGGCAATGCAGAAAGTGCAAGGCAGTCAATGGATAAAGAGATCTACAGAAGTCCAGATGGTTTCATCTACAGCTTTAGCGGCTATGGTGGAGTAATGAATTGCTCAGACTGTGATGCTTTCAATCAAGTCAATGAGTATGATCGAGAAGATGGCTTAGTTGTTTTCTTCTGCAATAATTGTGAGAACAAAAAGCATCTATGAGTCAAGCAAGGAAGCACAGAGGTTTCCGCACAGAGCGTATTGTCGCTGAGTACCTATCGACTCATTGGCAAGGCGCAACTGTCGGAAGGGGTAGCGGCAAGGATATTGTCAATGTGCCATTCGATGTGGAAGTCAAAGCGAGAACTGGCTTTCAACCATTGGCTTATTTACGACAACTTAAAGCTCGGACAGTCATTTCGGGGGAATTAGGCTTCGGAGTTATTAGGCTCAACGGACAAGGTGAAGATGCGCGTGAGTATGCCGCCATTATCCGTTTAGAGGATCTATTGCCGCTACTCGTATTAAAGTATGGTCATCTATCCAGCGAACCCACAGAAGCAGACATTGACCGCTGCAAGGCCTGTGGGTCTTACATGATACAGAGGTGCTTAACATGCCAGCCTATGACTACAAATGCACACGATGCAATCTTAGTCAAGAGATCTATCACGGATGGCACGATCGACCAGTGATTCCATGCACCTACTGTAATGAACCTATGAGTAAACAAATCAGCTCCTCAGCTGTTCACTTTAAGGGCTCTGGGTTCTACTCAACAGATAAATAGTTATCCACAGAAGTTATCCACAGGGCATAGAAACGAGGTCTCAATGAAGCGACACGCCGCTCTGACCAGCACTTTTACAAATGGATTTGACAAGGACAGTATGCTAAGTGAGCAGAGCCTCTCAAAGGCTCACCGCGGGCGCATTAAGCGCACAGCCCGCGGGGTGCTGCTAGCATTTGGGATAGCTCTATGCTTTCCTACGGACGCAGGCTCTACAAACTCAAAAGATTATGTAGATTATAAGACTTATTCTCTTTATCTATTGGATTTCAATTACAAGCAATTTAACTGCTTAGATGCTCTTTATACTCATGAATCTAATTGGAATCCCAAAGCTTCTAATGGATCTCATTATGGTATTCCTCAAGGAAACAGTGAGTGGCTTAAAGACCAAGATGGTTGGACTCAGTTAGTATGGGGACTTAACTACATTGGCAATCGTTATGGTGAACCATGCGATGCCCTTGATCATTGGAGTAAATACGGATGGCACTAGATAAACTCAATAGCCGTAGATACAAGGCACAGCGTGAGCGAGTGTTTAGTCGCGATGGTCGAGTGTGCGCCAAGTGTGGGACAGATGAAGGTGAGATGCACATCGATCACATTATCCCAAGAAAAGTAGGAGGAGATCACAGCTTGGATAACCTTCAGGTGCTCTGCAAGTCATGCAACCTACGCAAGGGTGCCAAGTCAGATGCCGTTTTTTTAGCACGGACGGCTAC